ACAAGAACCACGTCCCGCAGTCTCAGCGAGTGCTGTTCGTGAACGCTGAGTTCGAGGCGCTCCTGCTGGGCGCGAACAGCAAGCTGACCGATGCTTCCGTCAGCGCGACGACCGATGGCCTGCGGAACGCTGCGCTGGGCCGGTACCTGGGCTTCGACATCTACGTCACGGAGAACATGCCGAACGTGACTGTTCAGCAGGTCGTTGCGGTCTACCGCCCGGCGCTGGCGTACGTCTCCCAGGTCGACAAGACCGAGGCCATGCGCGCTGAGAACTCGTTCAAGGACCGCCTCCGTGGCCTGCACGTCTACGGCGCCCGGGTCATCCGTCCGACTGCCGTCGCTGCCTGGACCGGTTCCGGCGCGTAAGGAGCCCCACCATGGCGCTTGACCCTCTGGCGACTGTCGCCGACATTGAGGCCCGTGGCGTCACCGTGGATCCTGGCGATGTGGGCACCCTGACGACCTTCCTGGGGGTGGCCTCTGCCGCTGTCCGGGAAGCCGCCGGGTGCCCCATCGCTCCGCCGGTGGAGTCGACGGTAGTCCTCGAAGGAAGCCACTCCACTTGGCTCACGCTGCCGGGACTGCCCGTGGTTTCCGTACAGAGCGTCACGGAGGATGGCGCACCCGTGACGGATTTTCGCCTGGCGAGTGGCCGTCTCTGGCGACGCTGCGGGTGGTCGTACGACTATGGCCCTTCGCTGCTGACAGTCACCTACACGCACGGTCTCGCGGAGCCTCCCGCCGACATCGTAGACATGGTCTGCCGACTCGCGCTGTCCGGCCTCATCGCTGCGAAGTCTGCCGACGACGGTTCCGATCTGGCCGCCTCGCGCGTCTGGCAGGAGCGGATCGGCGATTACTTCGTGATGTACCGGCAGGACACGGCGGGCGTCAGCGAGATCGAACTCCCGCAGGCTCTCGCCGAACGACTGCGCGCACGGTTCGGAGGCGGGGCTGCCCTGCTGATGTCCCGATGAGCCGCGTGAGTCGCCGCCTCAACCAGCGAGTGGAGGTATGGCGCAAGACCCGGGAGCCTGACGGCGGGGGCGGTTGGTTTGACACCTGGGCCAAGCTGTACGACGCCCGCGCCCGCTTCTCGCAACCCGCTGCCGACGAACAGGTGATCGGCGAACAGGGGCATGCTGAGTGGACCGCCGTGGTCTACTTCGAGCCCTCCGCTGATGTGCGCCGGAACGACGAGATCCGCCGGGCCGGACGCCAGACCATGACCGTTGAATCGACCGTGGAGCCCAGCGAGAGCGGGACCTACCTCCGGGCGAATTGCTCAGCGGAACAGGCGGGGGTCTAGCCGTGGCGCGAAGCTTCGTAACCGGGCTCCGGGGTGCGCTCCGGGCCCTACGGCGGGCTCAGCGGGCGGCAGACGACTCCCGACGCCCAGCGCTGGAGGAATGGGCGCGCGACACTACGGCAACCGCCAAGCGGCTAGCACCCGTGCTGTCCGGTCGCCTCATGCGGAGTATCGACTACCGGGTCAACCACGCGGACGCCTACGTGGGCGTGTACGGCGGGCCCCGGGAGTACGCGGGTTACGTAGAGAAGGGCACGTCCAAGATGGACGCCCAGCCCTACATGCGGCCCGCTTTCGCTGCCCACCGGAATGATCTCCGACGCAGCTATCGCCGACAGTTCCGACTACGGATGAGGTACTGACATGGCTGCCGCTCTGTGGTCCCTGCGTTCCGCGGTGCACGCCAAGCTGACGGCGGCCCCCTCGCTGACCGCGCTGATCAGTGGCGTCTACGCCAAGGTCCCGGACAGCACCCCAGAGCCCTACGTGACCGTTGGGCCGATCAATCAACTTCCCGATGACGACCACGGCGAGGATGGCGCGGCCTGCGAGATCTACGTGCACATCTGGTCGCGCCAGAACGGGTACAGCGAGGCGGGAGCGATCTTCGCCGAAGTCGACGCGGCCCTGCACCGGCAGCCCCTCGCTGTACCCGGCTGGACCAAGATCAGCGTGGCCCTGCGAACGGCCAGCGAAGAGGCCGACCCCGACCCAGACATACGACACACGCTCGCGATCTACCGAGTGTGGATGACCAAGGAAGGTGCGTAAGCCATGGCAGGTTTCGACGCATTCGGAACGACCTTTGAGCGGGAGTCGCTCACGCCCGGCACGTACACCGCCGTGGCCCACGTAAACGACATCACCCCGCCCGGCATTGAGCGGGAGGCGCTGGACGTCACCGCCCACGACTCCCCCGACCAGTGGGCCGAGTTCATCGGTGGTATCAAGAACGGCGGGGAGGTCAGCATCACGCTGCACTACGACCCGGCGGCGCATGACACCCTGCTGGCCGATCTGGACGTCAAGGACCCGGTCAACTATCAGATCAGTTGGCCTGCCGCTGTGGGCGGTTCCTGGCAGTTCGCGGCTGTCATGACCGGCTTCGCCCCCGCTGCCCCGCACGACGACAAGCTGACGGCTGAGGTCACCTACCAGGTTTCCGGCAAGCCCACCTTCGATGACGGGAGCGGCGCGTGAGCGACGACATGACCCCGGTCACCTCGACGCACTACCTGAGCGCTGACGACATCCTGGGCGCTGTCGACCTTCCCGCTGAGGACGTCGACGTCCCCGAGTGGGGTGGCAAGGTACGCGTGCGCGGGCTCACCGGTGCGGAGCGCGACAAGTTCGAGGCTGCCTTCGCCGCCGCTGGCAAGGACAAGGCCAAGGGCTACGAGATGGTGCGGGCCCGCCTCGCTGCCGCCTGCGTGGTGGATGAGAACGGCAAGCGCCTCTTCCAGGGCGACGCCGTGACCCGGAGGCTGGGCGAGAAGAGCGCCGTTGCGCTGAACCGCGTCTTCGAGGTGGCGTCCCGACTCAGTGGGCTCAGCGAGGACGACGTAGAGGAACTGGCGGGAAACTGAGGGCCCGCCCAGAGCGGGCTTTCTACTACCGCCTTGCGGCCCACCTGGGGCACGCCAACGTTGACGCGATGCTGGCAACCATGACCTCTCGGCAGGTTTCCGAGTGGCAGGCGTACGAGCGTCTCAGCGGGCCGCTAGGCGGGGCTCGCGGGGACCTCTCGGCCGCCATCATCGCGTCCACTATCGCCAACGTGAACCGGGGCAAGGGGCAGCCGCCGTACAAGCCGTCCCGCTTCATCCCCGATTGGGACCCGAAGCCGCAGTCTCCGGAGCACATGAAGATGATCGTTCGCGCCATGAACAAGGCGTTCGGAGGAAAGGAGGTGGGGTCCGGTGCCAACTCTGGCTAGCCTCACGCTGCATGTGGGGGCTTCCACCTCCGGACTGACCTCCGGACTGACCCGTGGTGCCGCCGCTGTGTCGACGTTCGCCCACCGCGCTGACGCCCGCATGAGATCGTTCGGCCGAAGCATGGGATCTCGTGGCCGGTCGGCGGGCTCTACGCTGATGTCCGCCATGGGATCAGCGATCAGCGCGGGAGCCAGTGGACTGGGATCGGTTCTCCAGTCCGCAGCGAAACCCGGGCTTCAACTTGCGGCGCTCGCGCTGGCTGCTGGCGTCGCTGCGGTCTTTGCGTCCGGCCTCATCATCGCACTCTCAGGAGTCGCCGTGGTGGGGCTCAGCGCGCTGATCCTGAAGGACGTCCCCAAGGTCAAGAAGTCCATGGGCAAGCTCATGGACACAGCGAAGAGCGTCGTCAAGAACGCAGCGAAGCCCATGATCGAACCGCTCACCACGATGTTCGATGATCTTCGCGGCACGGTGAAGGATTTGGCGAAGCCCCTGCGCGAGACTTTCCAAATCGTGGCAGACAGCGGGCTGACCAAGAACCTGTCGCGCGGCCTGGACGGCATGCTGAAAGCCATGCTCAATGGCTTCAACGACATGCTCCGCAACGCGAAGCCCGTGTTCGAGGCATTCGAGGGGTTCCTAGTCGACATCGGAAAGGGCGTCGGCGACTTCTTCAAGGCCATCGGTTGGGCGTCTGACGATGCCGCCGTGGGCCTGGGTGACCTGGGCAAGTTGATACGCGGCATCCTGATGTACCTGGGGATCATGATCGCCGCTCTCGCCAAGGAATACGCGATCGTCCGCGGCTTCATTGAGCGCGTGATCAGGCTGTTCATTCGGCTGTACAACGCCATCGCCGGATCCAGCATCCCCGGAATCGTGATGGCAATCGGCGCATGGTTCGGTCGGCTGCCCACGATGATGGTTGGTTTCGCGTCCAGCGCTGTCAGCGGCGTGATCGGATTCTTCGTGCGGCTCTACCAGGGGGTAACTTCCCGGGTGCGCGGCGCCGTTTCCGCTGTCGTCGGTTTCTTCGCTGCGCTGCCGGGTCGTGCTGGCCGGGCTGTTGGTGGTCTGGCCGGGGCGATTATGAGCAGGGTCACAGCGATGCGCCAGCGAATGGTGTCCGCGGTGCGCGATGCGGCGAGCAGGGTCGTGTCTTTCGTCGCCGCCCTGCCCGGTCGCGCTGGCCGTGCACTGGGTGGTCTGGCGTCCGCCGTAGGCTCCCGTGTGCGCGATGCAGGTAGCCGCATGGTCAACGCGGCCCGCGACAAGGCGACCAGCTTGGTGAGCACCGTTCGCGGAATTCCTGGCCGTGCCCGTCGCGCTGTTGGTTCGCTGGGACGTGTCCTGTGGAACGCGGGCGCGAGCCTGATCAGCGGGTTCATTGACGGCATCAAGTCGAAGATCCCCGATGTCTCCTCCACGCTGGGCGGACTTACCGCCAAGCTGACGTCCTGGAAGGGCCCGGAATCGCTGGACAAGCGCATCCTGACGCCCGCCGGTAACTACGTGCTGGACGGATTCATCTCGGGTCTGACTCAGCGCATCCCTGCTGTCCGGAGCATGCTGACGGGTCTCACCAGCGACCTGCCCGGCATGGCGGCTTCTGCTACGGCAACGATTGACAGCGCGGTACGGGTGGCCGCACCTGCCCCGCGTGATGACCGCATCGTGCTGGACGTTGACGGCGCAGACGAGGAGTTCAAGCGCCTGATGCGCCGCATGGTCAAGTTCGATGGCGGGGGCAACGTCCAGTCCACCTTCGGAAGCAACTAATCGGTACCGTCACGTGACGGCACCAAACGATCACGAGAGGCGGCGCACTATGCCACGCATGGCTCACGAAATCCGTATCGACGGATCCTATGTGCTGATCACCGAGGATGTCCGAGAGGACTCCCCCGTCACCATCACCCGGGGTCGCCGCGATCAGGGTTCCGTGACCGAGCGCGGCAAGTGCGCCGTCAAGCTCAACAACCGACACGGCAAGTACAGCGAGGAGAACCCGCTCTCTCCGTACTACGGCAAGCTAGGGCTCAACACGGTGTGGCGCACCCACATCATGGATGGGCTCCCGCACTGCCGGATCAGCGGGAACGGCATCGGGAACCGGGTGTCAACCCCCGCAGACCCGGCGCTGGCCATCACCGGAGACCTTGACATCCGGATCGACTTCACCACCACGTTCTTCCCCGAGATGCTGGCTACCCGCGCGCCGGGCGTGACCGAACTGATCGGCCGCTACGATGCCGCCGGTGGTGGCCGAATGTACCGTCTGCTGATCGCTGGTGACGGGACGCTGAGTTTCGCGTGGTCGACGGACGGGACGTCCTTCACCGAAGCGTTCTCTGACACGGTGCCCTATATCGCTACAAATGTCCGGACGGCGCTACGCGTGACGCTGGACGTCGACAACGGCGCCGGAGGAAACACGGTCACGTTCTACCAGGCCGAGTCCCTCAGCGGCACGTGGGAGCAGATCGGCAACCCGGTCGTATCCCCCGGCACCACCTCCGTCTACGCCGCAGGCTCCGTCCCGCTGACGATCAGCGACATTGAGGGTCTGGGGTTCATCGGTCTTCGCGGGCGCGTGTACGGCGCTGAGGTCCGGGACGGCATCAACGGGGCGCCCGTGGCCAACCCCGATTTCACGTCGCTCAGCACGGGGACTACGTCCTTTAGCGATGCCGCAGGCCGACCCTGGACGCTGACCGGAACCGCGTCGATCATCACGGCGTACCGGCGGTTCCACGGCGTCGTGCCCGCGTGGCCGCAGCAGTGGGACCAGAGCGGCAATGACTCCTGGACCAGCGTGGAGGTGGCCGGTCCCCTGCGCCGTCTCGACAAGGGCAACCGCCCCGTGCAGTCCACCCTTCGCAAGCGCATCCCGCTGGGCAACCCGCTGGCGTACTGGCCCATGGAAGACGGGCCCCGAGTCGACCGGCCCAGCAGCGCACTGCCGAACGGCACTCCGCTGAAAACGTCCGGCCTCGAATTCGCCAGCGATGACAGCCTGAGCGGTTCCGCGGCCCTTCCCACGCTCCGCGGCGCCGGGTCGATCGACGGGTCGGTCCCGGGAGCTGTGGCCACCGGCTGGCACGCTGAGATGGTATACAACCTGCCCTCGCTGCCTACGGCGGACTCCACCATTTTCCGTGTGGACTTCGACGGAGGCGGCGACGGGATCCGGTCCGGGCGCCTCCGCTATGACAGCGGGAACATCGTCCTGCAACTCCTTGACGACGACGACAATCCGAAGTACATCGCCACGCTGTCGTCCCCCGAAGCCCGTGCGGCGCTGACCGGGGCCTGGCAGCGCATGCAGATGTTCACCGCGACGCAGTCCGGCACCACCTACGTTGCGTGCGCGTGGCGGAACGTTGTGTCCAACACGTGGTGGGTCATGTACAGGTCATACAGCGGGAGTGCCGGGCGAATCAGCCGGGTGCGCGCTTCCTGGCATGAGTCCATGCAGGGTCTCGCTGTCGGCCACCTCAGCGCGTACGACCAGGCCGGGTTCATGAACGGCTCCACCCCCGCGCCTACCGTGTCGATCTACAACGCTGCGGACGACGGCTTCGCGGGCGAGACCTCAACGACCCGGATCCGCCGCGTTGCCCAGGAAGAGCTTATGGACATCGTGACTCCGGGCATTGAGTCCGATGGCACGCGTATGGGCCCTCAGCCGGTCGGCACGGTCATGGACATCATCCGGGACACGGAGGCGACGGACGGAGGGGTGCTGACTGAGCTTCGCGAAGACCTTGCGCTGATGTACCGTCCGCGCGCCAGCATGTACAACCGGCCCGTCGCGCTGGTGCTGGACCAAGCCGCCGGTCAGATTGCCGCTCCGCTGGACCCGGTCAAGGACGATCAGGACGTGGTCAACCAGATGGTGGTCACGAGAAGCGGAGGGGGTTCCTCCGATCCCGAGGTGTTGCCGGACTCCCACCCGCTGAGCGAAGTCAACGTTGGCCTGTACGACGCTGACGAGACGTACAACCTGTACCGGGACGAGCAGACCATCGATCAGGCGGCATGGCGGCTTAGCGTGGCCACGGTCGACGGACAGCGCGTGCCCACCGTTACGCTCAACATGATGGCGCCAGGCATGGTCCCGCTACAGCAGAGGGTGCTTGACTACCTGGATCAGCAGTCGGTAATCGAGATCCGGAACGTGCTGTTCCGCCCTGACCCCGTTCGCCTCATTGTGGAGGGG